TGAAACCAAACAGCGATAGTTTAAGTAAATTTTTTGATGTTGATCCGCTAGAAGTTCGTTTGTGGAAAGAGACCGGTGAATTTTTTGCAGGTAAAAGAGAATTGGATGATACAATAGATTGTATCTTTCAGTATTACCGCAAACATGGTTATCCATATATGAAAATCACCGAACAAGAAAAACATGAACACATGAGAAAACTACAACAGTTTGATTATGATAGTATAATAAAAGGTGATGATATAATTCAAACCATGAACGGACTTCGTTTGGCATGGTCTTACTTTCCACACGCAATGGAAGTTAAATGTGGAAACTCAAAGATGTCTCCAATGGATAATTTTTTGAATGACCAAACATTCAAAATGACAATACGCAAATGTTTGAAGTGGTTATCAAAACATTGGGGTAGTTCTTTCCAAGAGAACCGTCTTCGTCAATCACTTAAAATATATTCTGGCGTTCAAGGTGTTTCAAATTTCAGACCAACTGCTGCCGGCATTATCTATAAAAAATATGGTGGTGATGGTGTGATATGGGATATGTCTTGTGGTTGGGGTGGAAGATTGGTTGGTGCTCTTGCTTCACCATATATTAAAACTTATATTGGAACAGAACCATCAACGAAAACTTTTGAAGGACTATGTAAACTTCGTGATGACTTTACATATCTTGGCAAAGATATTCAATTGAACATGATGGGTTCGGAAGATTACATACCACAAAAAGATAGTTTGGATTTGTGTTTTACTTCGCCACCATATTTCGATACTGAAAAATATGCAGACGAAGAAACTCAATCATATAATAAGTTTCCAACAAGAGAAGAATGGGGATCTGGATTTCTTCAATCAACATTCCGTAATTGTTATCATGGTCTAAAAATGGGTGGCTATATGCTAATCAACATAGCCAACACACCAAAGTATAAAGATTTGGAAGAAATGACTATAAAGTATGCCAACCTAGTTGGTTTCGATCACACCGATACTCTACAACTGATACTGTCCGCAGTCATGGGAGCTGGCTATAAAAGAGAGCCAATCTTCGTATTTCAAAAAAATCGCTAGGATATTAGGCGAAAATTTCGTATATTACACTATGAATTTATTAACCAATAAGGTATGTTATGTTTAACGCTTCACACACAATTTGGAATGAAAAGTATCGCCCACAGACACTTGAAACTTATGTTGGAAATGAAACCGTAAAGGCAACCTTTCAACAGTATATTGATACAAGTGATGTTCCACATCTTCTTTTGTATGGCGATGCCGGTAGTGGTAAAACTACTCTTGCTAAAATTGTTGCAAATACTATTGCAAAGGATAATTATATTTACATCAATGCTTCAGATGAAAACTCGGTAGATACTGTTCGTGATAAAATTAAACAGTTTGCATCGTCTATTGGATTCGGTGGTCTTAAAATTATTATTCTCGATGAATGTGATTACATGACACCAAATGCTCAGGCGGCACTTCGTAATGTCATTGAAACATTTAGTAAGACTACTCGTTTTATTTTGACTTGTAATTATGTAGATAAGATTATTGATCCAATTCAATCTCGTTGTCAAATATTTAACATAGTTCCACCATCAAAGAAAGAAGTTGCACAACATCTTGTAAAAATTCTTGACGGTGAAAATGTAAAATATGACAAAGATAATTTGGTTACTATTATCAATCAATCTTATCCAGATATTCGCCGTGTAATTAACACAACTCAACGATGTGTTATCGGTGGTGTTTTGAAATTGGATGAATCAACTTTGGTAGAACATAATTATCTTTCTTCTATCATTGATGTTTTAAAATCAGGTAAGAATAAAAAAGAAAAGTTTGATGGTATTCGTCAGATACTTGCTGACAATCATGTAAGAGACTTCAATCAAATGTTTCGTTATCTTTATGATAATGTTGATACATACGCCAATGGTTTCGTATCTACAATTATTTTAATTATTGCTGAAGCACAATATAAAGACAGTTTTGTTGTAGACCATGAAATAAATGCCATGGCTATGTTTATTCAAATTATTATGGAAATTGACCAGAGGAGGTAATGATGGGTGTATTTGATATTAACGGCGGTGGACAAGTGCCACCACAACCACAACAAGTAAAAATTGATCTAAACCAAGCATCAGACATTGAGTGTTCCGAATGTGGTAATAAATTTTTTCACCAAGTAACATTTTTTAAGAAACTATCTGCATTACTTTCACCAACAGGTCAAGAGGCAATAGTTCCAATTGAAACATACGCTTGTCTTGAATGTGGAAACATCAATGAAGAATTTATGCCAACAAAAAAACAACAATTAAACGATTGAGGAAATAATGAGTAAAAGTTTATTTGACCACATCAAAGGTATTACTTTCCGTAAAACAAAATGGGAAGAATTATCAGAAGAAGATACGAAGTCATGGAGCAATTATATGATTGCTCGTTTCTTTTCCATGGAATCACAATTTGTTGAAGCTATAAATGAGTTTCAAAAATATTCCAATGGTGTTCTTACTTCGCGTGATTACTATAAACTTTTACTCGATGTTCTACCAAAACAATCTATATTCTTAAAATATATCAAGTCAAAAACAAAAGTTGAGATAGACCAAGAGTTTGTTGATATATTTTGTAAACATTTTGAATTGGGTAGAAATGAAGTATATCCATATATTGTTTTTCTTAAAAAAGAAAACCAAGACGAACTTATTGATATACTTAAAATGTACGGAACAAAAGAAGATGATATTAAAAAATTTGAAAAACAATTAAAGACAATAAAATGAGGAATACAATGTCAATATCAGAAAAAGATTTCACTTTAACACCAACAGGTGTTGTTAAAGAAATGGAAGAAAAGTTTCCAGTAATGACTGCCGAATTTAAAAGAATACAGCAGGCACAATATGAATTGTTCTGTGCAAAACAAAGTAATTATGGTCCAGATAATATATCAATGGGTAGTACACTTGAAAGAGAAGAAGACCGTAAACTTTCTTTACAAGGTCTTTTCTTTCGTATAAACGATAAAGTAAACCGTTACAAACAAATGATTATGTTTGGTTCAAAAGATGCGGTTGGTGAAAGTCTTGATGATACATTCAAAGATATTTCAGTATATGGTATTATCGCTCAGCTTGTTCAGTCAGGCAAGTGGGGTAAATAATGATCAACAGAAAAATATCTTTCTCACAATATCAAATGTGGAAAACGTGTCCTCATAGATGGAAACTAAACTACATAGATAAATTGGGAACATATCAACCATCAACTGCTGCTCTTTTCGGAACAGTAATGCATGAAGTATTACAAGAGTATGTTAAGACGATATATGAAAAGTCAATAGTTGAAGCAAACAAACTTGACTTAAATGAAATGTTACAAACTGGTATTCGTGATGAATATAAAAAATTATTAACTGAAAATAAAGATGTTCATTTTTCAAGTGATAGAGAATTAAAAGAATACTATTCCGATGGTGTTCAAATACTTAATTGGTTCAAGGCACATAGAGCCGATTACTTTCAAAAGAAAGATTATGAATTGGTCGGTATTGAATTACCAATAAATATATTTCCATTAGAATCACACCCAACAGTTAAACTTGTTGGGTTTTTGGATTTGGTATTAAGAAATACAAAGACAGGTGATATTTATATTTATGATTTTAAGACTAGCACAAATGGCTGGAATAAATGGGCAAAGGCCGATAAGGTAAAAACATCACAACTTGTTATTTACAAAACATATTATGCTAAACAATACGATGTAAGTCCTGAACAAATACACATTGAGTATTTGATTCTGCGTAGAAAAATTATTGAAGATGCGGAATATGAAGCTATGAAACAACGAGTTCAAAGATTTGAACCATCAAATGGCAAAGTTTCTCAAAATAGTATTAAAAAAGAAATAGAAGAATTTATTACAACAAATTTTACCGAAGAAGGTGAATACAAGTTGGATGTTATTCAGACAGCAGAAGGTGGAAATAATTATTCAAACTGTAAGTATTGTGAGTTCAATGAAAAAGAAGAACTTTGTCCGATAGAAAAAAGAAATATAATACCTTTTTAATTTAGTAATGCAATAGGAGTATACTATGCATAAAACTGCTGAAGAAAATGCTAGAAGATTTTTTAACAAATATGTTTATCAATCTACTGAAAATATAAAGATATTAGAAATAGGATCATACATAGGTGGCTTTAATATACGGTCACTAAATCCACACAACTCTGAATACACAGGAATTGATTTGTGTGATGGTCCCGGCGTTGATGTTGTATTAGTAGATCCATACGTATTTCCTTTTTCAGATAACACATTCGATTTTGTAATAAGTTCATCTTGTTTTGAACATATCGATTTTTTTTGGCTATCATATTTGGAAATAATTAGAGTTTTAAAACCATCTGGAGTTTTTTATTTAAATGCACCATCAAACGGCGATTTTCATAGGTTTCCAATTGATAGCTGGCGATTTTTTCCAGATAGTGCACATTCTTTAATAAGGTGGGGAAATCGTAATGGCAATAAATCCGTTTTATTGGAACAATACACAAGTGATAAAGAATTTGATATATGGTCAGATTATGTATCAATATTCTTAAAAAATTCTGATTTTTTATCTAAATATGATAAAAGAATTATACATGATTTTAATAATTACACAAATGGATCAGTATATCCACATGAAATTATTTTAAATGAAAAAAAATGGTAAATTAAAAAATTACTAGATATTTATTGTAAACTAATATCATTAGGTGTTTCGTGAAAATCGCCCAATTGGCAATAATTGACCTATCTGTGTATAGGGGTATACATACCTTTACAAAAAATATATCATCACTTGATAGTGTTGACACATTTTACTTTAATCCTAGCGAAACAAATAACTTTAAATCAGAATATCAGAACTGCACAGATATTTCCGAAATGGAAATGAGTAAACTGAAAAATAAATTGGAAGGTTATGATGTTGTTGTTTTGAACCTCAACAAATTTATTTATGATGTTGATGGTATAGAAAAAAGAAAACCAGAACACAAACAAAGATTGATTGATTTGGCAAAGATGTATTGTCAGTTGTATACCATAACTGCATTCTTTGACCATGAGATATACCCGTATGAGGGTATGCACTTCAATACAATTTGTGTTCCCGCTATCATAAAGTATAGTGATTATTATTTAACATATACGCCGTTCTTTGTAGATGCACTCAAAGAGTATATCGGAATGAGAGGAACTTCTGAATATACTTTTCAAGTCGGTGGTTATATTGACATGAGTATCTATGACAAGTGGATTGAAAAATCATGGGTAGATAAAAAAGAATTACCATACATTTCAGAATGTGCTTACTATGCTAAATTCAAAGGTCATGGGAACTTCAAACCGATAGTAGAAACAATGAGTAAGATGGGATTGAAAGATTTATCTGGTAAGAAATTAGTTCATATAGGAAACACATACTCACCTGAAAATTATTTCAATCATGTAAAGATATTGGCAGAACACGCGAATGTTTCTCGTAAAACTTTTAGTGATACATTCCTACCAGACTTTGATTTGGATCCAACTGTGTTCAAAGTTTTTGATAACGATAAACCGATGATACTTGCTGGAACTTACACTATGGAAAGTATGATGGACTTTTTATCTGGATGTAGATTTAGTATATCAACAACAAATACAAAAGTGCCGTTCTTCGGAATGTTTATCACACCAAGATTTGAATATGCTCAAATAGAAAAGAACTTGATGACTATTCCAATCTATGATAAAACATACATTGACTTATTCAAAGGAACAGAATTTGCTGAATTAGTTTTGTCTTATGATATAAATGATTTGGAAAATTCGTTAAAAAGTCTTATATTAGATATTAAAAAATTAGAACAAGATGAAGAAGAATATAATAGAAGACGATTGAGATTGATAAGATTAACCAGAGATATGAATAAACTTGATAACTTTATTCGTGACATGAACGAAATAATTTCAAACGGTAAAAGAAATAAAGATATTTATTCCGAAGACTGGTTCAATTCTTCTCTCGAAGAAATGGGTTACAAATTCAAACCTTATAGAAAGATGTTATTGAATATGCAAAACGTTTCAACAAATACAACACAGAAGTTTTTTAACATATAAAGGTTTCACATGGCAAAGAAAAAGATATTACTACTTTCAGATGATTTGAGACTAACATCAGGTATAGCAACTGTATCGAGAGATATAGTTTTAGGAACATTACATAAATATGATTGGGTACAAATAGGTGCGGCTATAAATCATCCAGATAAAGGTAAGGTAATGGATTTATCCGAGGATAGTAATAGTATAACTGGATTAAAAGATGGTTATGTAAAATTATACTGTCACGATAATTACGGAGATCCAATAACTTTGAGACGTGTAATTAAAATAGAAAAACCTGATGCAATTTTACATTTTACTGATCCAAGATTTTGGGGATGGCTGTACAATATGGAACATGAAATACGGACCGAAATACCTTTAATGTATTTGAACATTTGGGATGGTGCAGGTTTGATTGGAGATACAGCATCAGATCCAATGTGGAATGCAGATGCATATTCTAGTTGTGATTTATTGATGGCTATTTCAAAACAAACATACGGTATAAATAATAGAATATTGAAAAGAGTTAATCAAGATATTAGTAATAGTAGAATAACATATGTCCCACATGGAATAAATACAGATATATTTTTTCCAATAAAAGATGATAATAAATATTGGGAATCTTATTTAGAACAGTAATTAAAAATAAGAAATAATAATGAAAATGCATTCGTTGTTATGTGGAATAACAGAAATATACACAGAAAACATCCAGGTGATGTTATTCTTGCCTATAAACATTTATGTCAATTAGTTGATAAGAATGGTGGAAATTCAAAAAAAGATTGTATTTTATTTATGAATACACAACCAACAGATAACAATGGAACAGATTTGATTGCTGTGATAAATGAATTGTGTGTTGATAATACAGTTGTATTTAATAATAAAACAATAACGCCTGAACAATTAAATATATTCTATAATGCAGCTGATGTTGTTATGAATATGGCTTCAAATGAAGGATTTGGTCTTGGTACTGCAGAATCTCTTGCATCGGGAACACCAATCGTTGTCAATGTAACTGGAGGTTTGCAGGATCAATGTGGATTCATAAATCCAAAAACAGATACTTATTTTACTGCAGATGAATATATTGAAATACATACACTACATGATAAATACGAATGGGGTAATATTAAAAGTGGTGAGTGGGTAAAACCAGTTTGGCCATCAAATATTTCCCTACAAGGTTCAGTTCCAACACCATATATCTTCGATGATAGAGCAGATTATAGGGAAATAGGTGATGCTCTATATGAATGGTACAAGACACCAAAAGAAAAGAGAAAAGAATGTGGATTGAAAGGCAGAGATTTTATTATGGAAGAATCGGTTGGTATGAGTAAAAAAGAAATGTCAAACAGAATTATATCTAGCATAGATAACACCATTGAACATTTCAAACCAAGAAAAAGATTTGATATACATTTAATTTGAGGTAAAAATGAGTAGTAAGCCCTATATGATATTCTGTGGACCAGTTGAAACTGTTAGTGGTTATGGATCACATGCTAGAGATTTAGTCACATCCCTTATACAAATGGATAAATTTGATATTAAAATAGTTGCAATAAATTGGGGAGATACACCAATGAATGCTTTGGATAAAAATAATCCGGAGCATTTTGAAATAATTTCAAGAATAACAACTGAACCGATTACTTTTAAACCAGATATTTGGATTCAATGCACAATACCAACAGAATTTCAACAAGTCGGAAAATATAATATAGGAATAACAGCTGGAATAGAAACTAATATTTGTTCTCCAGAATGGATAGAGGGTTGTAACAGAATGGATTTGATAATTGTACCATCAAAACATGCAAAGAATGTTTTTGAAGAAACATCATACGAAAAAAGAAATAGAGATAATGGTGAAATTATAGATTTAATAAAAATAAATAAACCAATAGAAGTTTTGCATGAAGGTGTTAGAACTGATATTTTTGATAAAAACAAAAAAATGAATGATGATGTAGTATCTACTTTAAATAAAATAAACGAAGATTTTGTATTTTTATTTGTTGGCCATTGGTTGAAGGGTGATTTTGGTCAAGATAGAAAAGATATATCAGGATTGATTCACACTTTTTTAAATACATTTAAAGACACAAAAAATCCACCGGCATTAGTATTAAAAACATCAATGGGCACATTTTCACTAACAAGTCTTACTGAAATAAAAAATAAAATAAATGAAATAAAGAAAATGGTTGATGGAAAAAAATTACCAAAAGTTTATGTTCTATTTGGTGACATTGGTGAAAATGAAATGAATGCCGTTTACAATCATAAGAAAATAAAAGCATTTGTATCTTTTACAAAAGGTGAAGGGTATGGCAGACCTATTGTAGAATTTATGACATCGGGTAAACCTGTTATAGTTTCCGGTTGGAGCGGTCATGTTGATTTTGTAAACTCAAATCATAATATATTACTTCCTGGAAAATTAAATAAAGTTCATCCTAGTGCAATTTGGAATACAGTAATAAACGAAGGATCTAGTTGGTTTACTGCAGATTATGATGTTGCATCGCAGGTATTGAAAGATGTACATTTAAACTATAAGAAATATCAATCAAAATCTAAAATGTCTATAATGGAAGTAAAACAAACGTGGTCATATAAAAGAATGTTTGATAAATTTACAAAAATATTAGATGAAAAATTACCAAAATTTGCAGAAAGAATTACTTTGTCTTTACCAACTATTAAAAAACCATCGGAGATTTAATAAATGATTTCATATACAATAACGGTTCACAATGAAGCAGAAGAATTAAATCTTTTGTTAGGATATTTAATATCAAACATATCAGTAGATGATGAAATTATTATTCAAGCGGATTCAGAAAGAGTTACCCAAGAAGTTGAAGATGTTATAGAAAATAATATAGATAAATTTTCAAATATAGTTTACGTTAAATTTCCACTAAACAATGATTTTTCAGATTTTAAAAATAATTTAAAAAAACATTGTACAAAACAATGGATATTTAATATAGATGCAGATGAAGTACCATCCGATTTTCTTATACAGAATCTTCATTTAATATTGAATGATAATTCTGATGTTGAAATGATATTGATTCCAAGATGGAATATAGTTGAAGGTATTACCGATGATCATATAAATAAATGGGGATGGAAGTTTGATGATCAAAATAGAATAAATTGGCCGGATTATCAAACAAGAATATATCGTAATAATGAAAATATAAATTGGAAAAATAAAGTACATGAAAGACTCGAAGGATTTGAGAAATATTCTGCTTTTCCAGAAGAAAGAGAATTTTCATTATTACATTTTAAAACAATAGATAGACAAGAAAAACAAAATGAATTTTACAGTAAATTAGTTTAAGGCATATTCGTATGGTTGCTATAATATTACATCTATATTATCAAGATCTTTGGGGAGAATTTAAATCAAAAATAATTCCTCTATTAAATGATAACACACATCTGTATATTACTATAAATGAAGAATCGGAATATGCCGAAGATATGCGTAGTTTTTCAAAAAATGTATTCATAGTTAAAAACAAAGGAATGGATTTTGGACCATTTGTTTATGTTTGGAACATGATAAAAGATGACGGGTATGATTATATTTTAAAATTACATGGAAAAAAATCTGAAAGTGCTAGTATGAAATGGGGACAACATTTTGGTACGGTTTGGAGACATCAATTGATAAACCCTATTATCAATACACAAGAAAAGTTTGATACAATAATAAATTTTATGAAAGAAAATCCTACAATATACATGGCAGGATCACAAAGACATTTTTATGATACAGAAAGAGAACACATAAATCATGTAAATAGAATAAATTGTTTAACTTCTATTGAAAAACTTTTGAAAAAGGTGAACTCACAAGAACATGGTTGTTTTTTTGCAGGATCCATTTTTTTGATAACAACAGATTATTTAAAGAAATTTTTTGGTGATTGTGATTTAAAATCTTTATATGAAGAATTTGAAGAATACTATTCATCAGACGGAGAAACTTTGGCACATGCAATGGAGCGTGTAATAGGTTATGGCGTAGAAAGTAATTCTGGAAAATTTTTAACATTAGAAAACAACTAAAATGATTTCAGTAGTAATACCAACATATAAATCACCATATTGTTTAGACTTATGTATTAAATCTGCATTAGAAGGTCAGTTTAATATAAATGAGATAATAGTTGTTGTTGATGGTACATACGATATTAACAGAATTGTATTAGAAAAATACGATAAAGACATATCTGTTTTAAATTTGGAAAGTAATGTTGGAACTTGCCGTTCTACAAATCTGGGAGTCTATAATGCTACCAATGAAAAAATACTAATAGTAAATGATGATAATGTTTTTCCTAAAAATTGGGATCAAAAACTAGAAAATTCTTTTGAAGAAAACACTGTAATTACACCTAATCAAATAGAACCATATAGAAGTTGGTTTAGACAATTTGTAATATTAGATTTGGGAAAAACACCTATTGATTTTGATTTAGAAAAGTTTTGGACTACATCAGAAACTATATCAAAAGATGTAAAAAATAATCAAGGTTCAACTTTTCCCATATTTATATGTAAGAAAGATTTTTTAAGAGTAGGGGGTTTTGATGAAAGTTACCCATCACAGGCAGGTTATGTTGCAGATTGGGACTTCTTCTTGAAATGTGAATTGAGTGGTATGAGAATGATTAGAAATTACAATTTACATTTTTATCACTTTGTTTCGGTATCTTCCAAGTCAGAAGAACAAAAAGAAAAATCAGAATCAGAAGAACAATTGTGTCATCAATACTTTGAATACAAGTGGAGAGAAAAAGCAAGACATAATTCAATTACAAATTCAAAAATGATTTCAAAATATTTTAAAGAGGATAATTAAAATGGCAGTTGGAGTACATAAAGTAACAGAAGATTTTGAACATAAATTAGCAGAATATACTGGAGCTCCTTATGTTATTTGTGTTGATAATCAAAGTAATGCATTGTTTCTATGTTTAACATATTATATGCAAAAAAATAATATAAAGGATATTACAGTTGATGTTCCTGAAAGAACATATCCGTCTGTTCCATGTGAGGTTATTCATGCCGGTGGTAAAGTAAATTTTACACCAGTTAACGGTAATACTATAAAAGGTGCATATCAATTATCACCAACGAATGTATGGGATTCCGCTTTAAGATTTACCGCAGATATGTATATTCCAAATTCTTTTATGTGTATTTCATTTACAGGTCCATATAAACATTTGAAACTTTCAAAAGGTGGAGCAATATTACTCGATGATTATGATGCTTACAAGTGGTTGAAGAAAGCAAGATTTTCTGGAAGAGACGAGTGTAGTTATCACGAAGATGATTTTGATAATAATCCAGTTATTGGTTGGAACTTTTATATGATGCCAGAAATATCAACAAGAGGATTATTGATGATTCAACAGTTTTACAATGCAGACGGTACGCCAAAACATAATGAAGATTTGGAACTACCATATCCAAATCTATCTAATTTCAAAGTGTATCAGTCTAATAAATGATTTTTTTTTGTTTTTAGGATATTGAAATGACGTATACAATTTGTACAGCAACAAGAGATTTTGATGCGATAAATGATTTCGTTGAATATCATTTAGATATTGGCTTTGATAAGATTGTGATATATGATAATTTTTCAAATCCGCCTGTTAATATTAAAAACGATAAAGTTGAGATAATACGATGGGAACATGAATTGGTGGATTCAAATGCATTCAATGATCATATAACAAAAATACGTCAGAATAATATAGAAGGTTGGACGGCTTTTTTAGATGAAGACGAATTTATCAACACAGACAACCGAAACATAAAAGATGCAATGGATGAATTTCAATCATATGATTGTTTATCTTTATGTTGGAGACTATTTGGTGATAAGATTGATCCAGAAGATGAACATGAAACTAAATTTTGGAAAAAGTATAAATACCATATACCAAATGATGGACCAGGAAGAGATATTAACAGACATCAAAAAGTTATGTGTAAAAATAGTTCTATAATAGCAATTCACAATCCACACTATGCATTTTTGAAAACTGGAAAATTTTCTATAAATGTAAATGGACAAATTTCAAGAGGAGCATTTGCATTGGAACCGGTACATGAAAAAATTTGGATAGATCATTTTCATTGTAGAGGTTTGGATGATTACATAAAGAGAAAAAGTATAAAAATAAATAATAGATGCCCGAGCATAGAACGTATAACAGAATCATATACACATCATACTTCCTTGGCTACAAAAAAACTATTAGTATGAAATTAAAGAAAAAGTAAATTATGAAAGTGGCAATAATGCAACCATATTTTTTTCCACATTTTGCATATTTTCAACTAATATCTGCAGTTGATTTTTATGTAAATTTGGATCATGTTTCATTTATGAAAAGAAGTTATATGGTGAGAAACAGAATAAAAAATAATACATCAATAAATATTTCTGTAAAAAACGCAAGTCAAAACAAAAAATGTACAGAAGTTTTTATAGAATCATCATGTCATTATATTGATAAGTTTAAAAAAACTATTAAATTTTTGTACGGTAAACATAAAAATTTTGAATTGATTTTTAATACGATAATTGAACCAAACTTCAATTCTTCAGAAAAAACAATATCTCAATTTAACATCGAAATAATAAAGTCTATTTGTGATTTTCTTGATATAAAAACAAATATAATAAATTCGTCAGAGGGAATTACAACCGAAAAAAGAGAAGATGGATTGATAGATATAGTTAAAAAATATAATGGATTAACATACATAAATGCAATAGGCGGAATTGATTTATATGATAAACAATATTTTAAAAACAAAGGAATTGACTTATTTTTTTTAAAAACAAATGTAAATAGTTTTGTAGATAAAAATATTTCAATACTTGATTTGTTATTTGAATATGATAAAGAATTTATAGTAAATGAAATAGATAATTATGAACTAATATAAACGGAATGTTATATGAATAAAAAAAATAAAGTTATTATCTTTGGAACATTAGATTGCGCAGAATTAGCACATTATTATTTGACAAATGACAGTGAATATGATGTAGTTGCATTTACTATGAATGAAGAATATATTGTGAATAATAAATTTAAACCGAGAGGATCAAAAATAGAATATGATATTATTCCTTTTGAAAAACTAGAAAAAATATATCCACCAAAAGATTATTTTTTATTTGCACCAATGTCTGGCGCAAAAATGAATACATTGCGTAAAAAAATATATTTGGAAGGAAAACAAAAAGGGTATGAATATATTTCTTACATTTCATCAAAAGCAACTATTTTTGATAATGATATAGGAGAAAATTGTTTTATTTTGGAAGATAATACAATACAACCTTTTGTTACTATTGGGAATAATGTAGTTATGTGGAGTGGAAATCATATAGGACATGACAGTATAATAGATGATCACGTATTTTTTACATCCCATATAGTATTATCTGGTCATTGTAATGTAAAAGAGAGGGCATGGATAGGAGTGAACGTAACGATAAGAGATTTTACAACAATAGGTAAAGCATCTTTAATTGCAATGGGTTCTCTGATAACAAAATCAACTGATGAAAATGGATTTTATATGGGAAATCCTGCAAAAAAACAAGACAAGTTATCATTTGAGGTATATTGATATGTGGGAAAAATTTGGTATCATATTTGACGATCATCATTGTCAGTTGCCCGTTGTTGATGAATATGAAAAGTTTTATAGAATATATTATTCCACAAGAATTGATGGAAAAAGTAATCCATTATTTATTGATGTTGATAAAAATAATCCTAAAAAAATAATAAAAAAACAAAACAATCCTATTTTGAAATTGGGTAAAAGAGGATCATTCGATTGGGCAGGAATAATGCCAACTGATATAATAAGCTTTGGAAATATAAAATATCTTTATTATATTGGTTGGTCATTAAGAATTGACGTACCCTATCACAATACTTTGGGTTTAGCTATTAGTAATGATGATGGTAATACTTGGACTAAATTTTCAGATGGTCCTATTTTTTCAACTAATAATGTAGAAACAGGATATATTGGAACCGTAGAAATACTAATAGAAAATGGTTTGTGGAAAATGTGGTATTTATCTTGTAGAAACTGGATAGAATCAGATAAAAAATTTGAACCAATATATGATATAAAATACGCAATTTCAGAAGATGGAATACGATGGAATCCCACAAATGACATTTGTATAAATCTTGAAAGGTTAGAAGGGGGTATTTCTAGTTGTAGAGTTATTAAAGAAAATAATGGGTATAAAATGTGGTATTCTATAAGAGATACTTTCGATTATAGGTTAAATAAAAATCATTCATATAGAATAAAAACAGCAAATTCATCGGATGGTATAGTTTGGAATAAAAACAATAATATTGATTTGGATATATCTGATGAAAATGAATGGGAAAATATTATGGTATGTTATCCTTTTATTATTGAAAAAAATGATCATCTATTGATGTTCTATAATGGAAATGGATTTGGTAAAACTGGAGTAGGATATGCTAAACAACAAAGAATTAAATGAAAATGGATTTATAGTATTGAAAAACTTTTTTGACGCTGATTACATAACAAGTGTTAGGGTTGGTGCTGAAAATATATTTAAAATACAATTCAATCGTTTTGGGTACGATGGTGATTTTAAAAGTAATATGATTAGACTATTCACAGAACATGAAGATGTTTTCATAAATTGTGGAAAAATAATACAAACCGGTTTAATAGAATTGTATAGTCTGGCAATAAATGATAAATTATTATCATATATCAAAGGTATAGGATTGGAATTTCCAAATTTATGTACAAGACCTGTTTTATTTTTCAATCATCCAAAATTGGCAAAAGAAGAACATTATTACAAAACTCCACCACATCAAGATTGGCATTCTATGCAATCTAGTAGCGATTCACTAGTTGTTTGGGTTCCATTAGTAGATGTAAACATTGAAAATGGTACATTATTATTATGGCCAAAAAGTCACAAACTCGGTCCATTGCCATTCAAATCCGTTGGTGGTTTTGCATCCGTAGAAACAAATAATGATTTTATCCAGTCGGATTTTAATATTGGCGATATTGTCATATTTTCAACATTATTGGTACATTCATCTGGAGATATTTTAAACGATACAATAAGATGGTCATGCCATTTTAGATATACAAATATGTTGGATGATGACTTTATTTTAAATGGATTTCCAAATCCATACATATATCAGCCAATAACTAAACAAATAAAATGATGAATATTATTAGAGTATTTTAGATATAAAAACATATTTATATGTAAGTTTAGTATTTTATTTCGGAGAATAATATGCATGAAATAGCAAGCACTTTGGTTGCAATTCAAACACAATTAAGATTTTTTCATTGGCAAACTAAATCATACGCCAGACACCAAGCATACGGTGGTGCTTATTCTGCAATGGATGATCTTATTGATAATTTTGTTGAAATACTAATGGGTAAGTACGGTAGAGTTCCAGCCATACCATTTAAGTTATACAACAGAAATGAGAAAGATATTATGGCATTTATAGATGAAACTATTGGCTATCTGTTAGGTTTAAACAGTCAATTAAATCCAGATTCAGATACAGATCTGTTAAATATCCGTGACGAAATGCTGTCCGAATTTAACAAACTTCGTTATTTAATTACATTAAAGTAAAACTAATTAAAGGTAATTACTATGAGTGAACAAGTAGAACAAATGGAAAATGTAGAATCAAAAGGTCTTGGCGATACTATTGCAAAAGTAACACACGCCGTTGGTTTAGACAAAGTTGCAGAATCTGTTGCTAAAGCAGTAGGTAAAGACGATTGTGGTTGTAATAAAAGACGTGAAATGTTAAATGATTTGTTTCCATATCAAAAATGAAACCTGAACACATACATAAAATTGCTAATAAAATGAACATCAAATGGGATGGTGATACGGATTTTATGTCATGGTGTAATAAAATAATTGGTAAAAAACATTTAGATGACATGACTGAAATGGAATTGACATCAATTTATGGTAAAATAAAGAACGGTGAATATAAACAAAACATTTCAGAGAAGTGGTCAGCTAAATACAAAAAATCTATTAACTGTTCAAACCCCAAGGGGTTTAGTCAGAAAGCACATTGTGCTGGAAGAAAAAAGAGAAAAAAAATGTATAAAGAAGTAGAAGATGCTAACTATATTATGAGTATGATGGAAGATGTTTTCGGTCATAGAGTAACTTCGTATTCTCCAAAAGATACCAATATGCTCAAAAATAAAATAAGACAGAAAATGAGTGATAAAGAGAGGGAAGAATTTGTTGATAAAGTAGAACCTCTTATGAATAAGAAGGCATTTGTACCAAAAGGTAGAGACAAATTTTTGGATTCGTTTGTTGATTTAGACACAAGAGTTAGTCAAAAAGATTTTGATCAAACGATTGACTTGGATAATTACAAAAAACAAACAAGGATAATTTCCTTCAAAAAGGATGATAATGAAGAAAAACCAGAAGATAAGAAATAAATAGTATATTTATTATTAAATAGTGCTTGCGAAAGTTTTAAAAATATTGTATATTAGTGGAGAATATAATGAGTTCCTTAAAAAAATTTGTGCGTGAAGAAGTAAATAATGCTTTGAGAAAAGAAAGTGCACGCATACACTTTAAAGAAATGCAAAAGAATTTGTATGAAGCGGTTAATACTATGGCTTCTTTAAAGAAAAAAACAATGGAATCAAAAAATGAATCCGAATTAAAAAGAAATTACAAGAAATATAAGATTGCTAAAAAATTAACAGAACAAATAGAAAGTAAACTTTCAATTGCTTATAGAAAATTTGAAGGACAAGAAGAAGGTGAAGATAAAATGATGAAAGCTCAACTTCTATCTATTATGGAAAATGCAGAACGCATATATCATATGATAGATGAAGGTGAAATGTTTGAAGACTGGCTTCAATATAAAGTAACTATTGCAGAAGATTATCTGCGTGCCGTATCTGGTTATTTGAAATACTATAATGGAGAAAACAAAATGAAAGATGACTACGAATTAGAATCTGATGATGAATTTGAAATGGATGACACAGACTTGGATGACGAAGATTGGGATGAAGATTTTGATGACGTTGAAGAAGACGAATTGGATTATGAAGATGAAGGATGGGATGATGATGATTTGTCTGATTTTGATGATGAAGATTTTGATGATGAGGATCTTGATGATGAATAATCCCTTTATGTTTGTTGATGGTTGGAATTTTTATTCAAACAACGGAAATAAAACAAAAATATTTAAGAAAGATTTAAAAGAAGCAAAAAAGAAAGGCATCACAGAAGAAGAAATTAAAAGTATGGCTTATGAATATTTGTCCGAACCAAAGTCAATATACAGAGAAAGTATCACACAAACCACATATAACTAAAATGAATTTTGATACAAGAACGGTTATAGATATAATAACATTAAGTGATGAATTAAAAAAAGAATTGCAGTCAATGGTGGATAATGAATTAACATTTCTATTGTCCACCAGTGACTTTACAGACGATGATTTTTTTAATGCACTTCACCCACAAATAAAATATCAATTAAAATTGTTTTTTAAAAGCGAATTAAAGTCAATAGATTTGCCAATAGTAAAGGGGGTGGTAAATTTAAATTCGGTAGATTACAAATATCTCATTGATTACATTACTAAAATATAATAAAAGGTTTTTTATGTTTGATAAGTTTTTAGAATTTATTTATGTGGGTATATTAACGCCCATATTATACATATTCTATTCAGTCGCTACTATATTATTGGTATTCGTTTTAGGATTACCGATAGTGATGGGTTTTTATTTAATACAATTAGCAGTTTCATATATTTTTGAAAATATGTTGAATGTTAGTATGTAAAATTATTTATACAAAATTTTAATGAGGTAGTTATGAATTATCCGAAATACCGTGTAGGTAAAGATATTCAAATTAAATTAGCGCCACAAGTTGGTATTATGAGTTGTGGGTTTAAACACCTTTCTCGTACTTTCGGAAATCCACTTTTTTCTGTTGATTATGGTGATGATTTTGATGGAGTTGAAAAATGCGCTTGGCACATACAATTTCAAAACGGTGATGTTGCAAGAATATGCGATGTTAGACCATTTGGTAGTAATGATTTGGATTACAAAGCAGTGCAAGAATGGCGAGTAAATTCACATAATCCAGAGGTATATGAATGGATTAAACAAATAATACGAGATGCCAACCCAAAATAATCATATAAATGCCAATCAAAAACTATAAATAATGCTTTGTCAATTCACATAAATTACTTATATTAGTGTTGAATGATAAAAGAACTAATTGTATTATTATTAACCAATATGGAGTTACGATGATGAAGTATATCATTGCTCTTCTTTTTTGTTGTACCATAGGTACTGCAAATGAAACTTCACCACACCTTCTGAAAAAGATTGTTGTTGGTGGAAACAATAATGCGTCACTTGGTCAAGTGATTGCTGGTTACTCCAATGGATTCCATATTGGAATCCGTATTCCGAGTAAAGTCGCGCTGTCTGTTGGTGATGAACAAGATTACCAACTGTCAAGATTTGATGCCCAAGTCTTTCCAAATCCAACTAATAATGGGTACTTTAATGTGAAAGCAGATGACATCAAACACATTCAGATTTTTGATTTGAATGGTAAATCAGTCGGTAATTATTTTAATTTTACTGGCGAGACAATAAACCTTTCTAATAAGGGTGTGTATATTGTTCGTATAACAAACAAGAACAATTCAGTTTATTCAACAACAGTTATTTTCAATTAAAAAATTATGAGGAATTTATTTATGCGTTACTTTATGCTCGCACTATGTTTTATCTTTGCAGTTAATCTTTCTGCACAAACAAGTTTACAATATCAGGCACACGTTCCTTCCGGAACACCTGCTCAGTCAAAGTTTTCCGTATATTTGGCAACAGATGCATTTGATGAAAATTCGCATCTTAATACATCTGCACTTTGGTATGTAGAAAATGTTGATATTACAGTATCAAATGGTATTGTCAATTACACACTATCAAATGTTCCAGATAACATTCTTGTTGCAAATCAATCAAATATTTTTGTGTACGCGTATGTCAATGGACAAACTCTTGGTAGATTGCCACTTTACAAAGTACCGTATGCTTTGAAGTCACAATTTTCAACAACTGCAGAACTTGCTAACAATGCAACAAATGCTTTATCTGCAAAAACTGCAGAAAAAGCCGATACTGCTAAATTCGCAACAAATGCCGGTTCATCCGTAACATCTACTTTTGCAGACTCAACCAGAATCAGTAACCGATCAAATACATCTGGATTTGCAGATACTGCTCGTGCCGCCGGTAAGGCAACTTTATCTGACTTGGCAACATATTCATCAACATCTGCTCATGCTGCTAAAGCCGATACATCTGTTTATGCTAATACTGCAGGTCATGCTTTTGATGCAGACACATCAACATTTGCTTACGATGCTAACCATGCAGATTTTTCTTCAACTTCTGCATATGCAACAAATGCAGCTCGTTCTGTAATCGCAGATACTGCAAAAACATTGATTGATAATTCAATTGAACATCGTCATTTCCAATCACAATCCGTTAGACTGTCTTCACTTGAAGGTAGTTCAACGGCTCCGGTTGGTTCTTATGCGATTCGTGGTGCTAGTGGTATTTCATGGGAAGTAAATCCACAACATAGAACATCCAGTGTATCAATTTATACTGCTGCTCCGGCATCATTACCAACAGATTCACGATGGGTTGTAAGTCGTGTTGCTGTTGATTATGATATTGCAAGTGTAACATCACCAACAACCGGCCAACTTGTAACGGTTTACAATGGTGCCACTGCTAACAATGTATTCATAAAAAATTCTGTTTGGGGAACAGATACTGCACTTGATTATCCCGTTTGGCCTGGTCAATCAAGAACACTTTGGTATAATGGAACAACATGGGTTGTAGTTCAATAATCTCAATAACCATGTGTTAATAGAGTTACGAAGTCGCCAGATTATGTCTGGCGATTTCTGTTTATTTTGGTTCTAATTGATATTTATATGTGACAATTTTATGTTTAATATGGAGTTATATGATGGAAACTTACATAGGAATGATTGCACAATTCGCATATTCAAGAAAAAATCTTTTATACTGGTTGCCTTGTAATGGTCAATTATTGGATATTAAAGGACATGAGGCATTATTTTCTTTAATTGGCTACATGTTTGGTGGGGATAATCACGCTCATTTTGCCATTCCAGATTTAAGACCAAAGGATGAACATGGAAATCCAATTCATTTAGAAGTTGGTGAAATATATCAAGGTAAACCATACATACCATATTATATTTGTGTAGAAGGTTTATATCCACAATTTGATTAAGTAAAGGAATTTAACATGGAAATTGGTAAATTAAAAGGTCAAATATCTGATAATGTTTATAGTGAAATACCGTCTGTTATAGATAAGTTTGGAATAAATACCCCAACAAGATTATCACACTTCCTGGGACAATGCGCCCACGAAAGCGGTAACTTTAAGTTTACAACAGAAAACCTAAATTATTCAACAAAAGGTTTATTAGCAACATTTCCGAAGTATTTTAAACAACCTGGACTTGCTGAAGCTTATGCTAGAAATCCGGAACGTATTGCTTCAAGAGTTTATGCAGATAGAATGGGTAATGGTTCAGAAGGAACTGCCGAAGGTTGGAAATTTAGAGGCAGAGGTTACATACAACTCACCGGTAAAAGTAACTATACTGCATTCGATAAGTTTGTGAATGAAAACATTATACTCGAACCAGATTTAGTATCTAAAAAATATCCATTACTATCAGCGGGATGGTTTTTTCATAAGAACAAATTAAATACAATATCCGATAAAGGATTAACCGAAACAGTTATACTCGAATTAACAAAAAGAATAAACGGTGGGACAAACGGTTTGCAAGACCGCATCAAATACACGGTAAAGTTCGGTAAGATACTTGGAGTAATTTAATATGATTAACTATAAAAATCTTTTAGCAAATTCAAATATAATACTTCAATCGATAAGAGAAGTGTTAAATGAATCATCAAAAAAAGAAGAACTTATTGATGAAGTAACTACATTGAAAGAAACAAATACTCCAGAATTTAAAGAAGGATTGGTTGTTTACTTTGCATCATTACCTTCTGCTAAGTTAAAAATAATAGAAGATAAATTAAGCAAACCAGAAAACAATCAGAAAAAAATACAATTACCTGAACCAGATAGTGATGAATATTATGGAGCAAAATCATATGGTCTTGTGATAAATGCCGTTAAACATTTATCAAATGATATAGTTAAAACATCAGAAAAAGCATTTTACTATAATGCCCTTTCTGTTGCAAAAAAATTACAAGAAATATTTAAAGGTCCAGTTGAGGCAGATAGAGGGGATGCTACATATTCAAAATTAAGAAATAAAGCAGTTCAACTTATTAAAGAAGGTTATGAAATGGCATTAACAGCAGACAAGTGGTGTCCTGCTGACATATACATTTACAATGACGATAGTGCTCCATCAAAAATGCTAACTGCAGATTCTCTAAATATTGGCGATGATTCTTTTAATGCTTATTTCCAAACGGATATAAAAAATACAAAAGATGGTTTAGTTGGTATTTCATTGAAAGAAGAAAAGGCACAGGCAGGTAAAGCAACATCCTTTTTTAAAACACTCGAAAGGAAAGAAAATTATCCAGATGCACCTAAACTTTCAGGAAATTCAAGATATGTTTTAAGTATAGCATATAATTTTGATCAAGCAGTAAAAAGTATATCTAAAGATCCCAAAAAGGCAATAGGTTATATTGCAACTGCACATGCTTCTGCTGAAATAATTTCTTCAAAATTGAAAGAAGCGGATGTGGTTAAAAATGATATGTTTAAAATATTAAAAACAACATTCGGTGCATCTGACTTAAAAAGTATAAAAAATCCAAAAGGTAGATACGATAAAGATGAAACGAGAGAATTGTTTAGTAATAAAAAATTAAAATCATTTGTTATACCAAGTTCTGTTCAAAAAAATGTAGATAAACTATTTGCATCTGTTAGAAAGAAAACAGAAACAGAATATAAAAAAGCAAGAAAAGAATTTTTAGATGTTCTTGGTAAAAATAATATGGAAGTTCCAGCTCAAACTCCAGATTTAAAATCAATGGGCATGGAAACTATACTGAAAAAGACATCATGTTACATGGTTGCTTCTTGGGTATTAGACGGAATAAATAGTAAAAAACTAAATATACCTCCAGTGTATCAAACTATAATAAAAGAAAAGAATGCATTTGTTGCAATGACCGCATATGCAATAGGTATGGCTGGAATATCGCCCACATTCTTTAAGATGATTGGAAACTCAAAAGGAGGAACCGCTCACTTGGAAACATTTTATGGTTCTGGATTTCTCAATCTTGATGAAAAACAAAATGTAATAATAGGTGATAATCCTGGAAGAAAAGGATTTTTTGTAGAATTTATTACCGCAGTTAAGTTAGAAGAAAAGAAAGGAAGTAAACCTGTCAGTAGATATAAAGTTTCTCTTGATTTCAGATATGCGGGTGAGGCAATAAATATAGAAGTTAGTGAATTGAAGGCGGTATAATATGCTTAACGGGTTTTGGGCTAGTTTAGAAATTGATGATATATCTGATTTAGGTTATATGGAAAACACTCCATACAAAACACCAGAACAAAAAGAAGATGTTTTGGAAAAAATTGATTGGATTATTTTGAAGTTACACAAAATAAAAGATTCACGAAAGTACGATTACGATACGGTAATTAAAATAAAAGATAAAATAAAAATAATGGATTACTCACTAACAATGAAAGGTGTTGAGTATCTAAATACAATAACCAATGAATTAAAGAATAATACATTTTAATATATTATGGCAAAAAGAAGAAGAATACCAAATGATACAATATCGGATATGCTAACTGGAAAGTCTGGCATAGATGCACTTAAAAATTTATCCGATAATAGATCTATTGGTAAAATAGATTATGTTGCAATGCAATTAAGTCAGCCATCGTTAGTGTTCAAAGAATTGATTACTGACGAAGAAAAACTTATGATTACTGATAGACATGAAGAATTTAATAAAGCTCTTTGGTCAGAAGAAGATATACGATTAACGAAAATATTTACAAGTTCTTTACAGTCAAACGAAACTAAAATATATTATAGAAATGTTTACAAAACAAATGATGCGGATTTAGGTCCAGAATTTACAATATCATATGGTGATTATTATGGCTATGGATCATCTACTGGATCTTTTGGAAATATATCAACAAATGTTTATGAATCAAAAGCAATATACTCAAAATATCAAAATCTATTATTAGGTTCTGATAAAGAATTTTTTAAGTTTAATTTTCCAAGCTGGTCTAATGTAATTAGTAGTGGTGCCAGAATTTTATCTGCAGGTAAAAGTATAAGCACAAATTTAACAACATATAATTCAGAACAACAATTATATTTTGTGTCAAACTTTCCACTATCAAATTGGAAATCTGTATCAAGTGGTTATACATTTACTACTGCACTAAAGCAAGATGGTACTCTGTGGTCATGGGGAAGTAATGGTAATGGTGAGTTGGGTATAGGAACAACAGAAAATTCAAATGTTCCTGTTCAAATAGGAACGGATAGTGATTGGGTATTTCATACATCTGGAGCATTTCATTCATTTGCTATAAAATCGAATGGAACATTATGGACTTGGGGAAAAGGATCGGATTATAGACTTGGAACGGGAGCAAATACAAATGTTTTATCTCCAGTTCAAATAACATTACCCTTTCCTAAAATATGGAAATATGCAGCTGCAGGACAAGGACATTCTATTGCAGTAGATAGTGATGGAAAACTTTGGGGATGGGGATATAATTCATCTGGACAATTAGGAACCGGTGATACTTCAAATAAAACTATACCAACACAAATTGGAAGTGATACCGATTGGGCTACCGTATATGCCTCAATAGAATACTCGGGAGACTGTTTTAGTTTAGCATTAAAAGAAAATGGTGAATTATATGGAATGGGATTCAACGAAAATTATCAACTTGGTTTAAATAATTCTTTAAGTCCAATAACAAATCCTACAAGAGTAACACGTACTGGACAAAATGATTTGTATGTGAAGGCATCCGCTGGTGGTAAAAGTAGTATTGCATTAGATTTTAATTCAAATTTGTGGAATTGGGGAACTTTCAATAGTGCAATTTGGCCATCAGCTAGCATATTTAGTGTTGCTGGTAGTAATTGGATTGATGTTAAAATATCAGCATATAACGCAATAGGATTAAAGTCTAATGGATCTGTTTATACGTGGGGTGAAAACGATTTTGGTAGTTTAGGGAATGGAAGTACCGATAGTTATTTGAATAGTCCTAAATCCATAATAATAAATCCAATACTAGAAGAAGATAAAAAAGTAGATGTAAGAAACATATTAGCCATTGAAACATCAGATTATGATACATTTGGTTCATTTTCTACAATAGTATCTAAATACGATTTCGATGAAAAAGAATATCAAGAGTCTGATTTTATTTATGTAATAAATGTAAACAGAAATAGATTCAAAGATAATATAAAACCTGGAACTTGGCAATTATCTTTACTTCCAGTTGATGTATACAATAGACCGATAACAGGAAGCATTCCCATTACTTTGATAGATGATTCCAGTTTATACAATTACGATGTTGATAAAAAAGATGTATACAATGTTTATAGTGGAAGTTTAGAAGATGGATTTAATATGAGTGAATATTCTGTACCATATGGTTTGTTCTATCCAAATCATGGCATTATAGTATTGAATGGTCGCTCTCTTTATTCATTTGCCTCCATTTTTACAAATAGATCTCTACCAACTGCGAGCGGTCAATTTGAATATTCTTCTAATGCAGATACGTTGTTTACATCGATAAGTGCATCTATGGATTATGATTCATCAAAATATTACTTTCAAGGAATGTCATCAGAAAGAATAGAATCTTCTTACATATTTGTTCGTATAAAATCTGATGAATTTAATTACACTAACAATCCCACATATGTTACTGGTGATAATGGTAGAATAAATCCGAAATATAGAAATAATGATTTTGGATTAACTTACATAACAACTATTGGGTTATATGATGATGAAGAAAATCTTGTTGCTGTTGCTAAATTAAGCAGACCAATAAGAAAAACAATAGAGAAAGAAATGGTAATAAAAATTAGAATACGATATTAAGGTTTTATACATGGATAAAAATACATTCATAAGAAAAAAAATAGATTTGTCAACATCATTTTTATATGATAGAAAAGAAGTTGTAACTGCTCCGATGTGGCCTAATAATTCTTCTGAATTGAGAAACATATACACAAGCTCAAACCAACCACATCATCAAAAAATATATTATAGAACCATATTTTCAGATTCAGCTAAAACGGGTAGTCTTGATGTTGATTTTAGTATAGCTTACGGTCATTATGCTGGCAGTGGTTCATCAACTGGATCATATGGATTGTTAGAATATAATGGTGCAGTGAGTGAATCACTTGCAATATACTCACAATATCGTAGTATGTTATATGAACAGGATAAAAGAAAATATTTATCAGATGGTAAATTTAGATTCTATGGATTGACGGATGTTTACTTGGGTGCATACGCATTTGGTAGTAATAATATTGACAACGTTTTAAATTATTTAGATAGAGTAAAAATACCTGGAGTAAAATCATTTAATTTAAATAAAATAAAAAGTATATCATCTTACAAGTACGATGAATACGCCAATGCTAATATAAAATTTTATCTCATAAATGAAGAAGGTAAATTATTCTACAATCAAAATGGTCAATTTGATCAAATAATTCAGATAGGAACAGATGAAGATTGGGAAATGGTATCATTTGGTAGTTCACATAATCTTGCTATAAAACAAGATGGAACTTTGTGGGGGTGGGGTAGTAATTCATTCGGACAATTGGGTATAGGATTTTCAGGAAATAGCTATAGCGAACCAACAAAAATAGGAATACAAAAAAATTGGAAACAGGTGTATGCTGGTAGGGATTTTGCATTTGCAATAAATTCAAATGGAGAATTATATGCATGGGGAAGGAATATAGATACTGATTCAATAGGTGGTGGGATTTTAGGATTTGGCGATTCTCTTGATAGATATTATCCACAAAAAGTTGGTTCAAATACTTGGAAAAAAATATCATTAAATACTATAAATAGTACAATACATGGTGTTTCTAAATATTGTATTCATGCGATAGACACAGACGGTAAATTATGGGGATGGGGTAATAATTCATTAGTAAATTATTCAATAGAACCAACACAACTTGGAACTGATACGAATTGGAAAGATATAGCCGCTGGATATGATTTTGCAATAGGAATACAAGGTGACAACAATGAGTTGTATGGTTGGGGTTCAACCGGATTATCTGGAGAATTATTAGCCGCATTAACTCCCATTCCAAGTATAACATATCCATCGTCAGTACCATTTTCTTCAAAGAAAAACTTAACATCCGGTAACATATACGGAATACCAGAATCAGGTTGGACATCTGTGGATTGTGGACCAGATTTTACATTTGCAATAAACTCAAATGGAAATATGTACTGTTGGGGTAATAATTCAGACAATCAATTAAATGTTTCCGCAAATCCATTAGAGATTTCAATACAGCAATCAAGTCAATTATCCGGATGGGATATAATTTCTTGTGGATCTTTTAACTCAACGGCTGTAATAAATACACCAAATAGAAATGTCAATAGTATGGTTTCGGATGATATTTACGTTATCAATTTTAACCGATGGAATTTTAGAGACAAGATAGATTCAGGTACTTGGCAATTATCATTAAGAACTGTTTATACTGGTTCTGGTCAACAATTATTATATGAACCAGCTCCATCAACTTCACCACCATATTCAACCATAACTTTGATAGATGAATCTGTAAATTTACAAGGTACTGAAGCAGAAAATCCCATGTATGATGTTACCAGTAAAGGTGGTATAGTTTATGGTATTTATAGAGGTAGTATTGAAAACGGAATAGATGAATCTGCTGTTGATTCTCCTTATGGACTTTTCTTTCCAGAAAATGGTATAATAATTTTGAATGGAGAAATTTTAGTTAATCCTGGATCCAGACAATCAATAACTATACAAACACGAAGAACACCCGCAACATCAAGTGGTGCTTATCCATTTTCATCAAATGCTGATTTAATGTATGCATCTATAAAAGGTGCAATGGAATTAGATGAAAAGTATTTTATTGCAAATACAGTTGAAACAAAAATTCCAACATATTGTTTTATACGAATAAATAATGATGAATTTAACTATACAATGAATAGAACAAAGTACCAAAAGAATGATAGTTTTTTATTAAAAGATAAATTTAGAACGGTTCCATACCCATTCACTTACATAACAAGTATTGGTTTGTACAATGACAATGATGATTTATTGGCTGTTGCTAAATTAAGTAAACCTATATTTAAAAACCCTTCAACAGAATTAGTTGTTAAAATTAAATTAGACATATAACAAAAAACCCCTCGAAATCGAGGGGTTTGTTTTATCTTATTCCTTTGTCACCGACTATCGCTATTGCTCGTTTAAAGAAGTTATCCGTTTGTTTTATTTCTTCTATCTTTATATTGAGTTTCTTCAAGTTTTTATCTATTGCAGTTAGGAATGTGTTATCATAGTTCTCGCCTTTTGCCTTCTTAATCATACCAACCCAAATGGCAGCTTGAAATTCTGGCGGTGTCATTCCATATTTACTTGCCCATTGTTGTGTTAATCTTGCCATATAAACATAGTTTGGTGTCTTTGCTAGTATTTTTGATTTTTGTTTCTTATCAAGTTGTGGATAAAAGAATGACGCCATCCAAGTATCCATTGTAACTGGAACCCAACCTAAATCTTCAAAACTATAATTAGGATCGAGAAGGTTTAGTGTAAATGAAAATACTTTCTCTGCAGATATAACAGTTGTATCTTCAAGAGCACCGCTTGGTTTAATGTGTCTTGATATTTCTTTAACTGCTATTTCTCTTGTTATTTGATAGTTGTTTGCTTTAAGTAGTTTCAAGAATCGTAGAATGTTTGGTAGATATGTGTTTACGCCCATGTTTCCCTTAATCATACCACGAACAGTCGCCAAGTCTTTGTAAGCGTCTTCTCCTTTCATTCTCTTATACAATTCGGTTGGTTCAATTTCCATCATCTCTTCTAACTTTGCCTTTGCCTGTTCACTTTCCAAATCTTTTTTCAATCCACGAAATGTTTGAGCTGCAAGTTTAAAGTTTTGTGATAGAGGATTTCTCGGTGAAAATATTGCAAGTAATACAAGAAATATTGTTCCTTCATTATCACCGAATGTTTCTAACATAGTCTTATTCATTTCAGCATACCAAGTCTTTGCTTCACCACCGAGTTCAAGTAGTTCTTCAATACCATCCATTATAGAACCATCTACTTTCAAAACACCCTTTACTTCTTCTAATTCAGCAGGAGACATTTTTGTGTAGTCTAATTCTTTTTCGTCAATCTTAACATCTACAACTTGATTTAAGTCTGATTTGAATTTATCGAATATCTTATCCAACTCTTGTAATTGTTTACCGTTTAATTCAACTTCAACATCACCAGTTGATTCATTCACTCTACGATATTTTGTCATTCTGTCTTGTTCCTCTTTGGTATTTTCACCTATGATGTCTTTTAACTTAATCATTTTTTAATCTCCTTTTTAAATGCACCGTATGCTTTTTTATATGATTGTTCTGTTTCATCTTTTGCGTTGTCTGTATACTGCCAATTCCAAAATAGGTTGTCTGGTGTTTTGAATCCGTAAAAGTTTAATACTTTCTGTTGAACACTAACAACATTCATTCCATTCCAATTTTGTCCTATACAAATGAATCCGGCTTCTTTATCACCGATTATATTTTCTTCACCTAATGTGCTATGACGATTTTCTAACCATGTCAATCTCTCAATTAACTTTTGGTATTCTGCATTTGTCTGTCCCCAACGGATAGACGAAAAGAAAAGTATAATATCTGCTTGAAATAAATCCTTTGATACTTTCCATAGTTCATCGGATTCATTATTTACACTTGCCCAACATCTATGTTGACCAGTTGGATTCTTTTCTTTATCTTTCAATACCGTATCTTTAACACCACAAGTATTACCGTCTCTATGTGAAACATTGCCTTCACACGGTAGTATTTTCAATTGTGGTATATCAATCCATTTAGTTTTGTTCGGTATAGACTTCTTAATAAATAGTGCCAATTCAGTTGATTTAGGTAATTCATCTTCTACACCACCTTTATCATAACCAGTATTGAATGGGTATCTTGTTGATGTTGTAATGAATAATACCTTACTATCTTTCTTTGATGATAGATAGTTTATTGTTTCGGTTACATTGTTTGATAGATTTGTATTCTCTAACAAAGATTTTAATTTTGGTATATTCATTATTGTTTAGTAATAGATTGTAAAAATGTTTTATAGTCATCTAATGATTTAACTTCAACACCGCCTGATTGTTGAGCCCACTTCTCTCTACTAGGAAATAAGAATGTTGGAACACCTGCACTAGTTGAAGTCTTAATCAATCTTTCGGTCTTAAACCCCATCTTACATTTTCTACTGACATCAACATCCATTCGTTTAATATATCCCATTGCATTCGGAATGAATCTATCCTTTGAATAGATACGGTCTTCGTATTCCTCATAATCATCTTTACCATGTTGGTCTTGCCAGTAATTGTAAGCACCGCCCTTATATTTGTTACCCAATTTAGTTCCGTCTAATTCAAACCGAACAAAGTAACATTGGAAGTTACTTGTATTCTTTGTATATCCTTCTACCTTTGTTCTTGCTACGGACATATAATACCCTTCATCATACTTTCTGCCGGGATCAACATTGCCACCAATTGGAGTAGGACTTAACATGAAACGATTTGTTCCAATGATATTATCAGCCGCCTCTGTATTTGTAAAGTGGTATACCACATCGGAAACACGTTCCATCAATATGTCTTTTAATTTAATCATTTTCTTGGTTTCTCCCATCCAATTGCTTTACGGTATTGATCATAATTATTAACTACCCAATTAACCGCATCCATATGATTACTAAATGTAATCAATTCTTTTCTTTTCTTTGAATAAATACGAAGTGAACCCATCTTATCATATATGGGAACAATGTCTGTTGCAGTCTTACCATTGAATATAGTTTGCATTTCATCATCTGCAGAATGGAAACTGCGTATACCTGAAGCACGGAATACCAATATCGTTCCGTCACCGTATTTGACTGTATACCCTTCCAAACCATATCCTGCAAAGTCTTCTACCGTATATGCAAAGTTATATCCACCGAGTTTCTTTTCTGCACTCTTACCATCAAACCATGTGGTCAATCCTAACTTTGTCCAATCCTTAACACCACGAATGAAGCCTTGTTTAGCCATGAACGCTGCATCCAATTGTGATGTTCCATGAACTAACCATTGATTCTTTACCAATTCGGGTTCTTCTAACCAATACCATGAGGGGATATGTTCTGAACCAATATCTAATGAGTTATACAGACTTTCAAGACCCATACCCGCCATTCGTAGAAGATAGAACTTGAAGATTGCCCCATAATCTTCTTTATTCTTCACTTTCATAACATCAAACGAACCATATGAATCCCATTCATCTTCTTTGGCCATCTCTACTTCAGCGGTTTTCCAACCCTTTCTGACATCAGAGTTACCAACATAATACTCTATCATTGAATCATATCCAATAGTATTCTCTAACTCTCTGAACTTCTGTTCCGGTGTGGAATTAAGGTATGCCATGAGTTTAGTTATGTCGGTATCAACATACTCTTTTATTATAGATTCTTTTAATATGTCTTTTAGTTTTATCACTTGTATGCTTTTATCAAATAACCTAATATATTTCCTCTACCCACAACTTTACCTGTTCGGTCTTTTGTGTAATTGTATTTTGAATCGTATGTCCCAAGTAATCTTCCTTCGGTATCTCTAAAAATAAATTTACCATCCGATGATTTTGTTACATGGCCTATAACTTTGCCACTATTATTACGGACATACTCTCTACTTTCGTTTAATATTTCCATCAATTTTATCATACATATAAATATATTTGTATAAAAAAAGCCCCTAATAAATAGGGGCTTTGGCTAATTGGAATTGTATCTTAATACATCATTCCTGGATTCATTTGGTCTAATGTGTTCTTTGGCTCTGGCTTTGTAACTATTGTTGCTTCGGTTGTGATAAGAAGTGAAGCAACTGATGCAGCATTTTGTAGTGCAACTCTAGTTACCTTTGCTGGATCAATTACACCTTGTTCAAACATATTACCATACTGGTCTGTTCTAGCATTGTAACCTTCTGATGAATTTTCTAAACTCTTAATTTGATTTACAATTACAGAACCTTCTTTACCAGCATTCTCTACAATCTGTCTAAGCGGTTCTTCTATTGCCTTTTTGATAATCTGAACACCAGTTTCTTGGTCAAGATTTTCGGTTTCAATATCATCAAGAACTTTTGAAGCACGGATGTAAGCAATTCCACCACCTGGAACAATACCTTCATCTACAGCAGCTCTTGTTGCGTGAAGAGCATCTTCTACACGAGCTTTCTTTTCCTTCATTTCAACTTCTGTTGATGCTCCAATTTTAATAACTGCAACACCGCCAGAGAGTTTAGCAAGTCTTTGTTGTAGATTCTCTTTATCATAATCACTTGTTGTTTTATCTATCTGATTCTTAATTTCAGCAATCCTTGTCTGTATAGATTCACTTTCACCTGCACCTTCTATTATGGTAGTCTTTTCTCTATCAACTGTAATCTTTTGAGCAGAACCCAAATGATTCAATCCAACAGTTTCTAACTTGAATCCAGTATCTTCTGCTATCAAAGTACCACCGGTTAGAATTGCAATGTCTTGTAGAATTGCCTTTCTTCTGTCTCCGAATCCTGGTGACTTAACAGCTGCAACTTTTATAGTTCCACGAAGTTTATTTACAACCAATGTTGCAAGTGCTTCACCTTGAATATCATCTGCAATAATTAAGAGTGGTCTTCCAGTTTGTGCAACTTTTTCTAATGTTGGAATCAAGTCTTTGATTGCCGTGATATTATGTTCGGTAATAAGAATGTATGGATTGTCTAAAATAGATTCCATACTTTCTTGGTCAGTAACAAAGTAAGGTGAAAGATACCCTCTATCAAACTGCATACCCTCAACTACATCCAATGATGTTTCAATTCCTTTTGCCTCTTCAACGGTGATGACACCATCTTTACCAACCTTATCCATTGCATCGGCAATAAGATTTCCAATAGTATGATCATTGTTTGCAGATATAGTTCCTACCTGTGCAATCTCTTTTTTATCGGTAACATCTTTTTTAATATTTGTAAGTTCTTTACAAATAGATTCAACTGCAATATCAATTCCCCTTTTTAAGTCCATAGGATTTGCACCAGCAGTAACATTTTTTAATCCTTCACGAAGAATTGCCTGTGCCAAAACGGTTGCAGTTGTTGTACCATCACCTGCAATATCATTTGTTTTGGAAGAAACTTCTTTTACTACCTGTGCACCAAGATTCTCTATTGGATCTTCAAGTGAAATTGACCTAGCAACAGTAACACCATCTTTTGTTATGGTTGGTGAACCATAGTCACTTTCAATAATTACATTTCTTCCTTTTGGACCTAATGTAACTTTAACTGCATTTGCTAGTTTATCAACTCCCGATTTTAGTGCAGACCTAGCATCCACATCAAATGAAATAATTTTAGATGACATATCAAATAACCTCCAATTAGTTTACAATACCAACAATTTCTGATTCTTTAACTACTAATAATTCTTCTTCTCCGTAGTTCACTTGTATGGGAACAGCGGCATATCCACCATGTTTTGAATAAACAACTATGTCTCCAACTTTTACTCTTAATGGTTCAATCTTTCCATCTGGTAACATTCTACCTTCTCCAACCGCAAGAACTTCACCATGAATTGGCTTTTCTTTTGCAGTATCTGGAATGATAATACCGCCAGTTGTTACTTCTTCTGGTTTGATTGGTCTAATCAAAACTCTGTCATACAACGGTGTTAAGTTCATAAAAAACCTCCAATTAAATTAAAACAAATTGTAACATACATATAACATCTATTCTTTATCGGGAGTTTCATCCCAATCAAAAAACTTTTCTTGTTCTTCTTTTGTCTTTTCTTGTTGTTGTTTGATACGTTCTTCCAATCTTCTACGGTATCTGCCGTCTCTTGGGCGTTTCTCGCCATACCAAGGTGTCTTTGATACTGTTCCGTATGTCCATCCTTGATACGATGTTGATGGTGTCCTTACAAGATTGAAATAACAATTAAAACATAACAGACGCAAATTGTCTAACTTACAATTACGCCAGTTATTATCTATGAAGTCTATCAGAAGTGGATAGTTACCATCAGTCATTCTCGGTTCATCCCATCCACAAGCGGCACAGACACATGGAACCCATCCTGATAGTAATAATCTTTTTCGTAACTTTTTTGTTTCGTATGCAGGATATTTTCCATCGAGAATATCCTCTAACCTTTCTTTGTAACCTTTATTACAGTCAAATGATTTACCATTCCACTTATCATCTTTCTTTTCACGTGTAAGTGGAACACCTAATTTTGAATGTAATTGGAATAGAGTTTTACCGGTATCACTATCAATGTGTTGTTGTGCCCATCTTTTGTAAGTTCGGTAATCTACTTTGAGAAATCTGGCAGCATCCTTATTACCAAAACTGTTTTGCATTGCATAACGGATTTGAGCTTCGGTAAGTATTAGTGGTGGTCTGCCCATTTTTTTATTCATAACACACTAACCCATAACACTAAAACATAACACTAATAAATATAGTATAATGTTTCAAAACATATACAAATATACAAATTTTTTTTATCAATACAAAGCACAAATAAAAAAGGTGAGTCAAAACTCACCTTTATTTTATCGTTGGTCTAACAGAGCAAAGTCTGTTATTCGGAAATGGTTATATGGATTTATCGTTCTCTTACGATACCATACGCCCCCACCATCCCATTCTCTACCGCTTTTACCGGAACTGGTATTACCTTCAATAGTAGTTCCACCTTTCCCTTTCCATTTATCAA